CGACCGCATCACGCTGGTCGTCGGCGCAGCGGGCAAGGGTGGCGAGACGGTGGACGTGTGGTACGGCTACACGGGCTCCGAGTCGCTGGAGCATCACGCCTTCGTCGGCAACTCCACGCTGGCCTATGACTCGGCCCCACAGGACCACCAGACCTCGACATACAAGGCCATCAGCCTCGCCTCGCTGGTCAAGGCGCACGGCCCCATCACCCTGCTGAAGATCGACACCGAAGGCGCGGAGTGGGCGTTCCTCGACTCCCCAGCCGTCAAGGACGTGGACATCTTCCTGGGCGAGTGGCACCCGGTCAGAGGGCACACCTCGGCTGACCTGATCGCCCTGTTGGACGCCACCCACGAAGTGACCCTCAACGGTCCCGAAGGCGGCCCCGGCGGGTTCCGGGCGGTGCGCCGTGGCTAACTGGTTAGGCCGCGAGGTAGGCCGTAGCGCGGTTCGTCCAGCCGATCCGCTCAAGTCTCTCCAAGGCGGCATTGCATTGGACGCAGAGAAGACCGCGAACGCGTCCAGTCGCATGGTCGTGGTCAACATGCAGGGCGCCCTTCGGGGCGTTCTCGGCTGGAACGTCGCAGAGCTCGCAGCGGCCATTCTGGCGCGCGTACAGCGCGTCGTACGTTTCGGCGTCGATGCCGTAGCGGTAGCGGCGCATGTAGGCGCGTCGATCCCGTTGGTTGTCCGCTCGCCACTTAGCCATGTACGCGGCGCGTTGTTCGCGGTGGGCATCGGCCCACGCCTTCTGGGTGTCTTTGTACAACTCTCCGCATCGCCAGTAGCCGCCTGCCACCAAGTCGGCGCGCTTGTTCCAGCGCATTGGTGTCCCGTGGCATTCGCACGGCGGCCGCGCCCCGACATCCTTAGCAGTTCGTCCCTCTCGCAACTCGGTCACCTCCGATGAATATTATACTCCTACTAGCCCACAGTATCGAAGAGCACGATCAGCTCAAGCTGCTGTCGGGCCTCGGCTACGACGTGTTCAGCATCGGCGGCTACATCGACCCCGCCCATCCGCACGACCCCAAGCGCGAGGCGCTGCCGGACGTGCCGTATCACGCGGACCTCCACGCAGTGGTGGATGCGCTGGGCACGCCGGACAACCTGACGGCGGCCAAGCTGCACATCCCGGACGCCATCCTCGATTGGTGCGACACGATCATCGTCCACCACCTGGAGCACACCTGGCTCTATCCCCAGTGGGACCGCATCAAGCACAAGCGCGTCATCTGGCGAACGGTCGGCCAGTCGGTCGAAGGCAACGAACGGATGATGGCTCCGCTGCACAAGGCGGGGATGCAGATCGTCCGCTACTCGCCCAAGGAGCGGAACATCCCCGGCTACGCTGGCGAGGATGCTCTGATCCGGTTCTACAAAGACCCCGACGAGTGGAAGGGCTGGACGGGCCAGCACCCGACCGTCATCAACTTCACCCAGCACCTGCGGCAGCGCGAGCCGTACACCAACTGGGGTTTCTGGGATCAGGCCACGGAAGGGCTGTCGCGCATCCCGATGGGGCCGGGCTCCGAAGTCATCGGCGGGACCGGCGAGATGTCCTTGGAGCTGATGCAGGAGGCGCTGCGCGTCCACCGCGCCTACCTCTACACCGGCACCCAGCCGGCGAGCTACACCCTCGGCCTTATCGAAGCGATGATGACCGGCATCCCCGTGGTCTCCATCGGGCCGTCGTGGATGGGCATCTTCCCTTACGGGCCGGACCTGTTCGAAGGCGCTGACCTCGCGGTCCTCACCGCCGACTCGACGGCAATCGCCGAGGATCTACTGCGGGACCTGATCGACGACCGGGCATTCGCCGCCAGCGTCGGAGCCTTCGGTCGCATCAAGGCGATCGAGCTATTCGGCAAGGACGCCATCGGGGCGCAGTGGAAGGCGTTCCTCGGATGAGAGTCGATGAACGCCAACAGCCCCAATGGCAGCCGTTCTGCGAGTGGTGCGGCGTGAACGTCGGAGCCTGGTACACCAGCCGGCGCTTCGTGGTCCGCACCCTCGCTCGTCATCGTCGACTGCACCGCGAGCAGGGGCGCATGGGCCAGAGCATCCGAGCGGTGGACTGGCCGTGAACGTCCTGATAGACCGCCACCATCACGACCTGTTCCACAGCCTCCAAGTCCTGTTCGAGGACCGCCTCGGCTATCGCGTCTACACGCCGGTCGGGAACGAATGGTGGGACGAAGGTTACTGGCGCTTCGGCGAGGGCTACGGCGACGATCGCCTCGCTCGCCAGTTCCTCAACCGGGCGGGCTGGGCCAGCCTTGACGACGGCACCTACCTATCCTCCGACCCGCATCGACCCGAACGCGCCATCTACGGCGTGGACGTGGCCGGTGCCAAGTCCCGCGAATGGGCCTTCGTCATCGCCACGGTGCAGGACAACCAGCGCGGGTTCCACCGCCTCGCCAATGACCTCGGCGCGAAGTACGCCCTTCAGGTCGGCAACACCAATCAGGCCGTCGATTGGGGCCTCGACCCGCTGGCGCTGGTCAGTTCAGAGGTCCCCATCCGTGGACGGGGCATCCTCTATCACCAGGAGTTCGACGCCGAAGGGGCCTTCGGTCAGACGGACCCGACAGCGCCGACCGCTCCGATCCGTTCCTTCGTCAACTGTTTCGGCTCCACCCCCTGCCAACGCGTCTTTGACGAGGTACGGGCGATGCTGCCGGACCGGGAGTTCACCAGTCACGGCATCGACGGCCCCGATGGGAACGTCGAGACGGTCGCCGATATCGCCCGACTCATGCGCGAGAGCGCGTGGGGCTGGCACGACAAGGTGCAGGGCGACGGGTTCGGGCACGTCATCCACGACTGGGCGGCCATCGGGCGGCCCCTTATCGGGCACGCGGCGCACTACCGCGACCTCATGGCGGAACCGTTCTGGGTGGACGGCGTGACGTGCATAGACCTCGACAAGCATTCGACTACGGAAGTCGCCGAGCGTTTGCGAACGATCACGGCTGACGAGCATCTGGCGATGTGCCGGGCCATCCGCGCCGTCTTCGATGAACACGTCGACTTCGCCGCTGAGGCCGAGCGCATCCGGGAGTTCCTGTCGTGATCTGCACCGACTGCGGCAAGGTGATTGTTCACTGCTCGCCACAAGAAACCGCGAGGCGTTCGATGAGAATCCTGTTCATCGGCGACGCCGCCGCCACGGGCTTCGGGACGGTCACGGCTGACCTTGGCCGGGCGCTGCTCGACCTCGGCGAGGATGTCCGGTTCCTCTCGCAGAACGCGACTGGCTTCGTCATCCCCGAGCCGCTGGGCAGTCGCACCTACCGCCTTCGCGACGATGCACGACCCGAGATGGTCATGGCCGCCCTGACCGGCGAGGGGATGCCTGACAAGTGGGCACCCGAGGCCATCATCATCCTTGGCGACTACTTCGCCGCTCGCTGGATCGTGGTCGATGCCCGCATCCAGGCGGCACTCCGCGCGGTCCCATCTTTCCACTACTGCCCAGTCGAGGGCGTCGGCCTTCCCATCGGGTGGAAGGGCCTGTGGGACATCGTAAAGCCGGTCGCCATGACGCACTTCGGGGCGGGCGAGATCGCCAAGGTGGTCGGATACGAGCCGCCGATGGTCTATCACGGCGTGGACCAGAGCGTGTTCTATCCGCTGGCTTCCAACCGGCCATCGGCGCACGTCAACGATGACGGCTCGCGCAGCACGTCGAAGCGCTCGGCCAAGCTGAGTTTTGGCATGGACCCCGACCGGATCGTCCTGTTGCGGACGGATCGACACATGCCGCGCAAGCAATACAACCTCATGCTGCGGGCGCTGGTGCCGGTCATGGAGCGCAACCCGCTGGTCGATGTGGTCCTCCATTGCCGGGTACACGACCAGGGCGGGTTCCTGCTGGACACCCTCTCCAAGTTCAGCCCGGAGTTCCGCAGCCGGGTGATGCTGACCCTCGCCCATGACTCTTGGCAGGGCCTATCGCGGGAAGAGCTCAACCAGCTTTACAACAGCGCCGACATCTACATCCAGAACAGCGCCGAGGGCTTTGGCCTGACGGTCGCCGAGGCGATCGCGTGCGGCGTCCCCGCGGTGGGCATCGACTACTCCGCGGTCCCCGAAGTCATCGGCCCGGCTGGGCTGACGGCCAAGGTCAGTCACCTGATCGACAACGAATACGATCATATGTGGGCCTGCATCGATCCGGTCGACTGGGCTGAGAAGGTCGAGTACCTGGTCCGGCACCCGTCCAAGCGACGCGCTCTCGGCGCTGCCGGTCCTGCCCACGTCAAGGCCAACTTCTCATGGGTCCGGGCTGCCGAGCAGTTCCGCGACCTCGTGCATTCCGCATCTATCGAGGTAGCCGCGTGAAACCGGCCCTGCCGCCCTTGGTGGCGGGCGCTACCCCGGCGTGCGTCTGCTGGTTGCTCGGCCGAGCCGCCAACTGATTCCGACCGGGTCCGAAAGCGGACGTCTCCGTCTCGCAGGACCGGACAGAGAGGATACCACCGTCCATGAGCCAGTTCGCCACCGCGCAGGAGTTGCGTGACTTCCTCGACATCGCGTCCACCACCGGGCGTGCCAGCACGACGAACCTGGACCTGCTGCTGACGGCCGCCTCCGACTTCCTGGAGCGGGCCACCGGGCGGATCATCACGGCCAGCGCGTCGAACACCGCACGCACGTTTAGCTCTGACGGGCGCGACGCCATCACCATCCCGGACCTGCGGACGGCCTCGGGCGTGACCCTCCAATCGTCGGTGCTGGCCGCGGACAGCACCTACTACCTGCTCCCGTCTCGCCAGCAACCCGAGTCGGGCGTGACCATGTATACCGGCATCCAGCTTCGGGCCTTCGGGACATACGACTACCGATCCAACCCCGAATGGTTCGACCGTAACCTCGACTCCCCGTACTGGACGATGCGGCGCAACGGTCTGCCCAACGATCTCGTCATCACGGGTCTGTGGGGCTGGACGACGGTCCCGTCACAGTGGAAGTTCACGGCGCTGATCCTGGCGGGCTACTACTACAAACGGCCCGACTCCCTGTTGGCGAACGTCGCCATCACGCCCGAAGGCAACGTCCTCAACTACGGCGAGCTCCCGCCCGAAGTCCGCGACCTCATCGACCTGTGGCGACTCACCGATCACGTCGTGACGATATGACCGCGCTGAAGGGCGACGACGCCCTCCGCAAGCGACTGCGGGCCATCGGCGATACGCGGAAGCTGCTCGGCACGGTTGCGCTGCTCGGCGTCTCAGAAGCCAAGAAGATCGCACGCAAGGACTTCACCAAGACGGCCAACCTGGAGCGGAGCATCCGCCTTGGGACCGTCACCGAGAAGTCCGCGCAGATCGTAGCCGGCGGCACGTCGGGCGTCGGGTATGCGCGCTACGTCGAAGAGGGCACCGGCCTGTACGGCCCCCGCAAGCGCAAGATCGTGCCGAAGCGCGGGAAGCTACTGGCGTGGAAGGGCGGCGGCTCTCGGTTGACTGGGCGCGGTCCTGGGGCATCGTGGCGGTTCGCTCGTTCCGTGCGCGGACGCAAGGCGACCCCGTATCTCGTCCCCGGCGCGAAGAAGGCCATCGAGAAGTCGGGCGTGGCCGACGCAATCACGGCTGCCTGGAATGACGCCGCCTGATGGTGACCACCTTCCGGGCCAACACGCGGACCGGCCTGTACGCCCTGCTGACCGGGTTTCAGACCGCTAACCCGACGCTGTTGCATCACGTCTACTCGCGGCGACCGGCGACGTTCCCCGACAAGCTCTCGGGCTACGTCGGCTCGATGCCCGAGTCCATCGTCCACACCGGGACCACCATCCGCCAGCGAACGATGGCTCCGACCATCGTCCTCGTCGCCCGTCTATCCGAGGTCGTCAGTGAACAGGCCGACGCGATGGACGTGCTGGTGGATGCGTTCCTGGACTACTGCTCCGCACGGCCTCATGCGATCAGCAATCAGACCGTGACGGTGCCGACTTCCATCGAGGACGCCGAGATCGACGCTGAGGGCACTTTCTACCCCGCTGCCGTGTTCACGTTCGGCGGGACCATCGCACAGGAGGGGCGGCTCTAGCTCGCTCTGGCGGCTCTCTTGGCGGGGGCTCCCCGTCCCACGGGCCTATCACGGACAGCCGGCGGATACGGGATCGGTTCGACGTGGGTCCACGTCTTGCGGGTGGCGTAGCTCACGTTCGCGCGGGTGACTCCGAACCGGGCAGCGATGTCGTCCTGATAGTGGCCCGCCGCGGCCATTCCTTTGATATGCGCGACCTGCTCTTCAGTGAGCTTGGCGTAGCCGTTCCTGGAGCCTCGCTGGTCGCTTGTGCCGTGGCGTCGTCGGCCCTTGCGGGTCATGTCTTCCATGTTCTCCCACTGCGTTCCGACACGAAGATGGTCGGGCCGACAGCAGGGCGGGTTATCGCAGGTGTGGATGACCTTTAGCCCTTCAGGGATAGGACCGTTGAACATCGCCCACGCCACTCGATGGGCGCGTTCTTGGCGTCCTCCGATGCTGACCAATCCGTAGCCAAAGTTCGCCGTTGCGCCTGTCCACACCCAACAACCGGTCGCGTCATAGCGGACCCGGTGCCACATCCGCGCTATCTCAGAAGGAGTCGGCTCATGCATGAGCCTAAGTATAACAGGAGTATGCCATGAGCCCGATTTCAGGTTTCACGCGTTTTCGGAAGCATCAGATCGGACACTCGCTCTCGATCTCTTCGAATACCCCGGCCACCCGCATCCTGCCCTATCGCGGGGTCATCACCATCGACCCGGCGCGAACCGACCCGGATGTGGACGTCGGCTCGCTCGACCCCATCCTCGCCCCGTTCAACGGACCGACCGAAGTGTCCGGCTCGTGGGAGGGCAACCTCGCGTTCGACGACGCCCCGTACCTGTGGGCCGGGACCGTCACGGGCGGTGTCTCCCCGACCGGGGCCACGGCCAAGTCATGGGTCTTTCAGGCGGCCTCACTGACCGCCGACGCCTTCGCGTACTTCACAGACCAGTGGGGCGACGACTTCACGACCGACGTCATCAACGCGGGCGGCGGTGTCATCGACTCACTGGAGCTGTCGTTCGGCGATGACCTGTCGGCCTTCGAGGTCAACGCGGACCTGGTGTACGCCCGCGCGGACATCTCCGGGTTCACCGGCGGCCTGACCATCGATGACACCCCCCAGTGGGTCTACGGCGCAGATACCGAGGTCTACCTCGACAGCGTGGCCGCGTCGATCGGGACCACGAAGCTCGTGGACGCCATCCACGGCGTGACGGTCAGCATCGGCAACAACCTCGACCGCAAGCGGTTCGCCCAGGGTTCCAACACGCGTTTCCAGCTCTCGGGCTACGGGCGCGGTGCGCGCGAGGTGGAAGTGACCATCGTGGTCGCCAAGACCGCGGCCACGGTAGCCGAGGCGAACACGCTCCAGAACACGCCGGTACCCAACCGGTATATCGAGGTCAAGACCACCAGCCCGGAGATCATCACTGGCGTCATCCCCTACTCGCAGTCCATCCGCATCCCCGGACGGCTCATCAGTCGGTCGGATGGCGAGCTGGGCGGCAACTCCACGATCACGCTCGTCTATCGCGGCCATTACGACTCGACACTGGCCTACGCCATCCGGGCCGTGGTCGTCAATACTTTGGCTAGCCTTTGACGTTCGGTCCGTAGCGTCGTCGCCGAGTCGCAAACTGCAGACTCTGGCCCAAGCGAGCGCATTCTCGACAGTTGCGGACGGTTCCGCACACAACGGAAAGCGAGGGCACCAAGTGAACGACCACGTCGTCGTCCCCATCGGTCCATGTGGCTGCACCGGCACGCCGCACGATGGGGATGAGGTCTATCTGGCCCGCCACCTGTCCATGACGGGCGGGATGGCGGCCCAGGCGGCCATATCGGAGTCCGATGGTGACGCCATCCGGCTCCAAGAGCTACTGGCCCGTATCTGGATCAGTCACGGCATCGTCGGGTGGAACCTTGTCGATGCCGATGGCGACCCGCTCCCGGTGGACACGGCCAACGTGGCCGCCCGTCTGCCCTACGGGAAGGGAGGGATGGCGGTCGCAGAGCGTGCTGACGACCTGTACGCCGAAGACATCCTCGCCCCTTTACGGGCACGACTCAAGCGTCTCTCGCAGCTTGGGTCGATCGACTCTGGCCCACGGCCGACCTCTCGGGCCGCGGGTTCGACCAAGAAGCGGCCGTCGCCATCGTCGACCGCTACTACGGATCAGGAGCCTCGGAGCGCATGAGCTTCCGCGGGTGGATGGCCGCCCGCCAACTGCTCACCGAGGAGTTCTTCGGGACCTTGCTCCGTGAGAACCAGCGCGTCGAAGACGCCCAGTACCGCGCCTCCCTCCGTCGCATGAACCGTTAGCAGGTGACCTAGATGGGTCTCGCGGATACCGCCAAGCTCGTCGTCAACCTGAGTCTGGCCGGTAACTTCGCGTCCAGTTTGGGCAAGGCCGGGAAGTCGCTCGACACGTTCGACGGCAAGGTCTCGCGCACGTCATCGCGCGGGTATCAGGCCGGGCAACAGATCGGGACCGGCATCAAGAACGGCGCGCGCATCGCCGCGCTCGGCATCGGCATCCTGGCCTCGCAGGTGGCGCTCGGCCTCCGGTCGCTGGTGGAGCTGGAGCAGGCCACGGCGCAGACCGAGGCCGTCATCAAGTCCACGGGCGGCGCGGCCGGCGTTAGCGCCGAACAGGTGCGGGTCCTTTCGGAGAAGTACGAGGCGCTCAACGCCACCATCGGCGATGAGGTCATCCAGTCGGGTCAGAACCTGCTCCTGACGTTCACTGCCATCGGCAAGGAGGCGTTCGAGCCGACCCTGAAGACCGCGCTGGACCTGTCCACGGCGCTCGGGACCGACCTCGACTCGGCCATCACGACGGTCGGCAAGGCGCTGTCGGATCCCGCCAAGGCGATGGCGAGGCTGCGACGACAGGGCATCATCCTGACCAAGGCCGAGCAGAAGCAGATCGACGCGCACCTGGACAACAATGACGCGCTGGGAGCGCAGAACGTCATCCTTGCTGCTCTCGACAAGCGCTACGGCGGATCGTTCCTCGGCAAGGGCGGGACCACCGCGGGTAAGGTCGCCAAGTTCACGGACAGCATCGAGGACTTGCAGCGGGTGGGGGCCGAGCTTCTGCTGCCGACCATCGGCAACATCGCTGACGAGATGTCAACGTTCCTCCAGGACCCCGCCGTGGTTCAGGGCGTCAAAGACCTCGGCAAGGACATCGCGGGCCTGTTCAGCAAGGAGAACATCCGCAAGGGCGCGGACGTGCTGGGCGGGTTCCTGCGAGCGGCCAAGGATGCGGCACCGGCGATCGGCGCGGCAGCCAAGGCCGCGGGGGCCGTCATCGGCACCGCCGTCAAACTGTTCAACTCGCTGCCGCCGGAGATCCAGTCGCTCGCCATCGGCGGCCTCGCCGTGAACAAGCTGACCGGCGGCCTCGTCACCAATCTCGCAGGCGGGCTCATCTCGTCTGTCCTCAAGCAACTCGTGTCGGGCGTCGTCAACGTCAACGGCGGCGTCGTCAACGTCGTGGGCGGCGGTGCTGGCGGGCTGGCAGGCAAGGCGGGCGGTGCCGCCGCGGGCATCGGGGTCGGGACCCTCCTGGCGGGCGCGGCCCTCACCGCCGCTGCCGTCGCTGCGGTCGCGGCCGTCCAACAGGATCAGTCGGGCAAGAACACTGAGATTTCGGCGGGCATCAAGACCGGACTGGACAACTCGATCGCGGGCAAGTCGCTGCCGGAGCTGCGGACCGCGATGGCTGGCGTGGACCAGGGCATCAAGGACCTGTCGTCCAATCCCCTGTACGCGCTGGTGCAGGGCGAGGCGCTGGACAACCTGCGTTCCATGAAGACCTCCCTCGCGGCGCAGATCGCCAACACCACGGGCGGGAGCGGCAACGTCAAGGAAGACCGCAACAAGCCGGTCGAGCCCGTCGCCCCGGCCGTCGCCAAGCTTCGCACGGAGTTCATGTCCAACATCGCCAACCTCCGCAAGGGGCTGGAGGGCAAGGGCGACAAGACGATCACCTCCGTCGAAGCCGCGAAGGCAGCGGTCAACGCGTCCAAGGACCGGCTGACGGCTGCCGCGGCCGAGACGAAGCGCGAGACGTCCCGCGGCGCGATGCTCACCGCGTCGGCGTCCCGGCTCGGTGCATCCCAGACCTCGCTGGCGACCATGTTCGGCTCGGCTCGCATCGTCTCGGCCATCTATGCCAACCGGCCGGTCATCAACACCAACGTCAACGTCAACGCGACGACCGTCACGAAGACCGCGACCGTGGCTGCTCGCTACGGGCCGTCCGGCGGCTCGCGGACTCGCGACGCCGTTGGCCCCAACGCCGGTGGGCGCTAGATGGCACCCGTCTACCGGCTGGCCGAGGTGGGTGGAAAGATCTACACCGACATCTCCAGCTACTTCCGCCTGTACCAACTCGATGTGTCGATGAACGCCGAGGAAGGGTCGGTCAACCAGTCCACGATCCAGGCCGACGACCCGACCGGCGTCTTCGATATCGTCGGCACCCGCAGGCTGGTCATCAGCGACGACACGGCCAGTAGCTCGAACACGCGCATCTGGGACGGGTACGTCGCTGGCCGGCGCGTCCACCGTGGCGACTCTCAACTGACCGGCACGGCGCGGGTCTGGGACATCGACCTCGTGGACATCAACTCCCTGCTGGCGTTGCGGGTCATCACCGGGACCGACGCCAACCGACCCGCCGAGACGGACGTGGCCCGTGTCCAGTGGCTGTACGGGAGCAACGAGAACGCGCACATCACGGACTCGCTGTACCTGAACACGTCGGGCGGCGTGGCGATGGATGCCGCCGACTATCGCGGCCAGCGGTTCAATCAGGTGCTGGACGACTGCGCCCAGGCATCGGGCAAGAACTACTTCGTCTGGTGGCGCGAAGAGGTCGCCAAGCTCTCGCTCTGGTACGACTTCGCCTCCAGCACCAGCTACAGCTCCCCGCTGCGCCTGTCCAACGTCGCGACCGATGTGGACTCGGTGCTGACATTCGCCATCAGCGAGGACACCCAGCTGTCGCGCTCACCGGATCGGGTCAACAGCGGGGCCTATCTGCCCTTCGACGGCGGGGCGGTCTACGTCCAGAACACCGCCACGGCCAACTCGTTCGTCCGCCGCGACGCGAACATGCCCTCGGAGAACGTGAAGTCAACGGCCAAGGCCACGGCGCGAGCGAACCGCTACCTGCTGGAGATGAACACCGAAGAGGACGTCATCACGACGACCGTCCAGCTTCCGGCGGCCAAGGTCAACTTCATCATGCAGGGGATGCGCGTCCAGTTCAAAGCGGCGCATCTGCCGGGGTACGAGTCCTACGTGTGGGCTCGCGTCCTCAATCGTTCGGTGCAGCAAGTCTCCGAAGAGTTCTACGACGTGAAGATGGAACTGGCTCCGGCGATCGCTGGGACCGCGGGCCTTTGCGCTGGCGGCACCTACGCGCTCACCGCGGCCGGGACATACCCGCCGAACAACTCGCTTACCAACAACGGTGGGATCTTCTACTACCTGAAGCCAGGCGTCGTCTACACCGTGGTCCCCGAGCCCGGGCACCTTGGCGGCTTCAACTTCTACACGCTGGGATCGGGCGGCACGCCAGACTTCTTCGACCGGGGCTGGGGCAACTCCATGCGGGCCATCGTCGTCGGGGAGGGCTCCCTGACGATCCGCACGGCGGCCAGCGGTGGCACATCCACCATCACCCTTCGGCTCAGGCACGGTCCCGAAGCCGGCCCGACCACGGACTCGACGCAGACGGGTCTGTCCGGGACCGACTTCACGTTCGCCGTGTCGAGTCACGGCGGGACCGAGTGCGTCCACTACGTGGACATCCTCGATACCACGCCCATCGACGGCTCGAAGATCGGCCTCGTAGACGCGACCTGGACGCCGTCGTGAAGGTCACCCGTCTCGGCCAAGCTACGCCGCTCCTCTCCGCAACGTCGCTGGGCGGCTCCGGCGGCACGCTGGACCCCGTGGTGGGCGGCGGTCTGGTGCCTGTCGCCAGCGGTTCCAACTCGTGGTCCTGGGGCAGCAACGTCTCGCAGATCACGGCCAACGGGTCTAACGCGCTGCTCGGGCCGTCCGTGAACTTCGCGGCCGGATCGAACATCACGCTTTCCGTGTCATCGAACACGCTGACCATCACGTCTGCCGCGGGTGGGGGCTCGACATCGTACGGGTCCAACTCCAACGCGGTCGCGTCAGCCAACGATGGCGGGGCGTCCACGCTGGCGTCACGGGCCGATCACGTCCATCTCGGCGTCCGCTCGCTCGCTCATTCGTCCAACTCATTCTCAGGGCCGGTCATCCTCACGGCGTCAGGAACGCTCGGGATCACCAGTCCGACGCCGGGGACGTACAACCTGTCGGCTGGCACGGGCGGCGGCGGAGGTTCCGCGCTCACCGTCAAGGACGAAGGGACGCCGCTCGCCACCGATGCCACGTCGCTCGATTTCGTCGGCTCTGGTGTCACGGCGTCCGGGGCCGGGGCGACGAAGACAATCACCATCGCGGGCGGCGGGAGCTTCTTGGATAGCTACCTGTCGTCATCGGGCAGCGCCCGGAATGATGAGTTCTCTGCCGGTCCAAGCGGGCCAGCCGGCAAGTGGACCCTGGTCGGCACGACGCCGGACGATGTGGATGAGAACAATGACTATGCGGGCATCCTGGCGGTTCGGCGCAATGACACCGGATCGCAGCTCACGACCTACCACCAAGACTTGCCGTCGTTCCCGTGTGACATCACGGTCAAGCTCCGCGCGGCGACCCATTCCGCCAACTATGCCCGTGGCGGCGGCATCGTCCTGCTGCCGACGGCTCCAACGACGGCATCGAGCCCGCGGTACCTAGGTGCCGTCTACGATGGCGGTCGGGCCGTAAGCAGCATCGTGTATTCGGGCTATTCGGGTTTCGGTAGTCAGTCCAGCGCTGGCCTCGTCCCGGCCCCGCTCGGTCTGTGGCTTCGGATCACGGTCCTGTCCGGCGGCACGACGATGGATACCTACTACTCGGCGGACGGCACGGTATGGACGCAGCACCAATCGGCCGTTGCGGTGGGCTTCACTGTGGTCAACGCAGGTATCGGCTTGGCTCCCGAAGGCCAAGCGGCCGACCTGTTCAGCCTGTTTGAGTTCTACCGCGTGTCGGCCTGATGAGACACCTAGCCCTGCGCCTCGCCGCCGCCTTTTGCCTCGAATGCGAACACCTCGTGTGGCCCTGGCAGTCGCGCTGCGGCACGTCGCACACCACCTGCCTCCACGCGAAGATGGTCCGCTCGTGGCGACAGAACCTAGCGGCGACCAACGGACCGGCGGAGTGCTGGCCCTGCTCATGGTGCCGGGTCCGACCGAGCTAACGCCTTACCTAGCCCCGTCTCCGTAGTGGAGGCGGGGCGTTTTTGGCATTTACTCTGCCAATACCCAAGTACCATTGACACGATGTAGCGGTAGGACTACTGTTACGCACATGAAGCGTATCGACATCCCCGAGCGACAGGTGCGCGACGCCATCAAGGCTGCGCCGACCATGACCGCCGCCGCCGCATCCCTGGGCGTCAGCCGCGTGACGCTGTACCGGATGATGGCCCGGCACGGCATCGAGATTAAGAGGATCGTGTCGTGAAATCCTGCCAGATGGCCGGTGGCTGCTATCACGAAGCCGTCGTCACCGCCCGCATCTACCGCGTGGGCGACCGGCCGTTGTGCCAGACGCACTTCGACTGGCTCGTCTCGCAGTTTGGCCAGGACTGCCGCGCCCTCGACGTGAACGCCTACGTCCCGGCTTGGAAGCGCCGCGCACTCCAGCGCGACGAGACCGCGCGTGTCGTCGCATGACGCGCTGGGAGCTGGACAACTACTGGCGTCTGCGCCGACTGACCCTCCAGACGCGCAGCCTGATGTGGCGCTACCGGGTCGGGCGATGACCCGCCCCTACCTGATGGCGACCCCGCCACCCAGCCGCCTCCGCCGCGCTCTCGCGGAATGGGACGCCACACCCCGCGACCTCGCCCTGACCCTGCTGGCGGCGCCGGTCTGCCTGCTCGGGCTGTGGGCCGGGCTGGTGTTGCTGATCGCGGTGGCGGGATGAACACCCTCCGCGATGTCCACGTCCACGGTGTCCACCCGGTGCATGACCGGGGCGCGCCGATGGGCATCGAGATGACCCTCTTTTTGACCTACCTCAAGGGCGGACCGATAGCGAAGGCCCCCATCAGCCGTGAACAGGCAATCCGACTCATCGAGCAGCTCGCGGCGGCGCTCCGCGTGACGGAGCCGCGGCCGTGACCCGCTACCAGCTAGTCCCCTGCAAGGCCCCGGGCTGCGCCCGCATCCACGGGGTCGTGCCCCTGCGTTCAGCGTCTGACTCGCCTGGTGCCTTGGGGGCCGAAAGCGATCGGGCGCTGAACGGAGCGGCATCGCTCCCCCATCCCATGCCAGCGCCGTTCGGCCGAAGCGGACTTGGGTCCGTGGTCCGCGCTGGTTCCGACCGCTGAGAGGCGGTTCTGCGGACCCCTGCCGGAGCCTAGCCGGTGGGGGTCCAGCAACTAGGCACTAGGCAACAGATGAGGACTAGGCAATGACGACGACCACCCGACTCAACGAACGGGCGCAGGAAGCGTTCCACGCGGCTCTCGTGACCCACGAGCGGACCGGGAAGTGGGACCCGGTCCTGGCAGACGAATACCTGAACCGCGAGGCCGACGTCCGCTGGGAAGAGGCCAAAGCCGACTTCGATGCGCTCCAGGACCGCGACGAAGACTACTGGGCCATGTACGAGACGGAGGCCGAGATGCGTGCCTCCCACGGCGACCGATGATGGCTGGCGACGAAGTGGTCATCACGCCGACCGGCATCCTGGCCGAGGCTTTCGCGCGGCTTGTCAAAGACGCTGAGGCCCCGCATTCGCATTCGTGGTGGCGTACCAGTCCGCTGCTCGCTGGTACCGGGCTCGCCTATCACCTTGACCAACTCGGATACAAGGTCGTGCCCAAGACGCCGGAGGCCGACCGATGACGACCGAGTACGACGTGACGGTGCCCCACAAGACTGGCGTCTCGCCGATAGCGATGCCCCCGACTAAGGCCATCGACCCTGAGCGCATCGGCCTGTCCAAGTCCCTGATGTCCTCGCCCTGCGAACGGCGCGGCTGGTTCAGCCAGCACGTCCGGGATAACGACGGTCGCCGCCTTCGCTTCCCGATGCCCGAGCGCGTGACCTTCGGCAAGGCCGTTGACGTGGCCCACGGCTACATCGTGTGGCACGAGCGAAACGGCCTGCCGTGGACCATCGGCGAGGCGGTGGCGGATGGCGTCAAGGAAGCGCGACAGGACGCGGCATCGTGGGCCGAGATCACGGACATCGAGACGTTCGTCGCCCAAGTCCACACCGCGATGCGGAAGTTCATGGAACAGCCGGACGGGCTGGATCGACTGCGCCCATTCATCCCCGGCATCCGCATCCAGGGCAACGATGGCGAGACGCTGCGCTCCGGCGACATCATCGGGACGCCCGACTACCTGCTCCCCGATGGGTCGGTCCTGGACGTCAAGACCGCCAGCCGGAAGTACAGCGAAGACAAGTTCTGGAAGTCACCCGAGATGGGCATCTACGCCCTGCTCGCCACGGCGCTGGCCGAGGGTGCGCTGCCGCCCAAGCTGATCTATCAGGTCTACGTCCGGGTGGCGCAGCCGTACTGGATGTGGATCGAGACGGAAGGCACTGGCGACCTCGTCGCCATCGGGAGCGATACCGCCGATCACTGGCGCGAAGTCGTCGCCTTCGATGACCCCATCAAGGCCGCGCCCAACACCATGTTCTGCGGGGATTGCCCCTACGCCCAGCCCATCCCTGACATCGGCTTTGACGGCTGCTCCGTCGGGCGACGGATGCCAGCATGACTGACCAGATGAACGTCGCAGCCGAGCTGCTGCGCGCCGAGTTCGACAACGGCGAGGTCCTCCAGTTCCAAGGCCGCGGCGGGAAGACCTTCGACTACATCGAAGACGAGACGGTCATGGACCGGCTGGACGAAGTGCTGGGCATCGGTACGTCGTCGTTCGAGTTCGAACCGGTCGGCAACCAGTGCGTCAAGGGAACGTTGATCGTGACGTGGCCCAACGGCGAGCGATCCCATTACCAGGACTTCGGCTACGCCACCCGACCCGACTCCGCGGAGCCGCTGAAGGAAGCGGTGAGCGATGCCATCCGCCGTCTTGGCCGGTACGTCGGTGTGGCCCGCTACCTGTACCGCAAGCACGCGCCAGCATCGCCCACGCGCCCGCAGGCTGCCCCACAACGCACGCAGCCCGTCCAGACGGTGAATGACCCGTATGCGGATCTCCCGAACGACTGGGAGACACCCGGCTACCCGGCTCCCGCCCGACTCGTCGTCGGCCAGACGAGCGCCGTCGATGAAGGCTACGCCTGCCCTGAGCATGGACTGCTCTGGACCCTGAAGCCAGCCGGGACCAGCAAGGCGGGCAAGGCATACGACGCCTTTTGGAAGTGCGACGGCCGCACGAATGACGAGTTCTGTAAAGCCAAGCCGACGAAGGCGTGGCAGGCGAGGCAAGAGGGATGAGCTGTCACATCGGCGGCTGGTACGGCGGTCCCGGTCTGTGGTGCGAATGCGGTACGCAGGACTGCGGCTACTGCGGTTCGATCCTCGCGGCCAAGGTTGACGAGGAGACCTTCGATAAGCAGTACCGCGTGGTCATCGACCTCGATGAGGTCATCGCCAAGGTCAACGACATCCCGCTCTACAGCGAACCGGCAGACATGCGCGAGGCGTTTGTCGCCCTTCTCGAAGGGTTGGGTGCGGCATGAGCGACCTGCCGTTCGACTACCCGTCGGAGCCCAACCTCGGAGCGGCACCGCGGAGGGTCTGCCTCCGCCACCAATGGGCGACCCTCCGGATTGGCGACGACACATACACCGAGTGCCTCCGCTGCGGCAAGGTGCGCGACGAGGCCGCCGCCCGGCTAGGCAAGAACAACCTAGCGCGCGGGAAGGCTGCCGAGCTTGTGGTCGCCCGCCACCTTGGCGGAAAGAAGATGGGGCCGCTCGGGCTGCCGTGGGATGTCGAGATGCCCGGCTACGCCCGACTCCAGGTAAAGAAGCTGGCGACCGCGCCGTCCCTGCGCTTCGTCGCCGCCGAGCTGGCCCGCATCGGGTCGGGCGCAGAAATGCCCGGATTTATCTGGGTCGAGCCGGGACGCGGCGGCGAGCGACTGATCGTGTTTCGTCTGAGCGACTTCGCCGAACGTCACGGCATCCCGGAGGTAGAGGAATGAGCGGCTCCGACGCGCTGCGGGTGGCGCTTATTCGCCTCCCACCCCCGGCCAACTTCGCCGCCTACCACGCGGCGGTGCTCGCGTCGCTAGAAGAACAGGGCTACCTCATCACCGACCGCGACGCCTACGAACTGCTGACAAAGGCAGCCGAGTCCGCGCTGATGCCGACCGGCGAACACCGCCTCTTGGATGGCTACTGCCCGGATTGTCAGGGCGGTTGCATGCTGGGCTTTGGGGCTGAGGAAGTGCGATACGTCGAGCCCTCGCCGATCGAGCCTAAGCCATGACGGCCATGACGCAATCCCAACGTGTCCTCGTCTACCTCCGCGCCCATCCACGAGCCACGGCCATGGAGATCGGCATGGGTGTCCATCCATGGGTGAGCAACCCGCGCGCGCGCATCTCGGATCTCCGGGCCGCGGGCTACGTCATCCAACCCGAGCGTCGGGCGGACGGCAAGATGGGCTTTGTCGTGGTCCGCGAACCTCACCGGGTCACGACAGGCGTGGCCGTGGAGATGGGCCTGTGAGCGACTACGCCGCGTTTCTGGAGACGAAACGGCCGATCGTCCATGCGGTGGGACCGACCGACGTGGCGGCCGTCCACGAGATGCTGTTCCCGTTCCAATCCGACCTCGTGAGATGGGCGGTGCGAAAGGGGCGCGCTGCGCTGTTCGCCGATACGGGCATGGGTAAGACGTTCATGCAGCTGGAATGGGCGCGTCTCGTGACGGAGGGCCCCGTGCTGTTCGTCGCGCCCCTGTCGGTCGCCCGGCAGACCGTGCGTGAGGCTGCGAAGCTCGGGCTTGACGTGACGTACTCACGCTCCGGGCCGGCTGGACGTTTCACGATCACCAACTACGAGATGCTGGAGCACTTCGACCCGGCTGACTTCGATGCCGTGGTCCTGGATGAGTCGAGCATCCTGAAGGCACTCGACGGCAAGACTCGCCAGCGGCTCACGGAGATGTTCGCGAGCACAACCTACCGACTGTGCTGCACCGCCACACCGGCCCCGAATGACATCTCCGAGATCGGCAACCACGCCGAGTTTCTCGGAGTCATGGCGCACCACGAGATGCTGTCGGCGTTCTTCGTTCACGGCTCGATGGGCGAGGGGCAGAAAGACGGCTGGCGACTGAAGGGCCACGCCGAAGATGCGTTCTATCGCTGGCTGGCGTCGTGGTCGATGGCGATTCGCAAGCCGTCCGACCTCGGCTACTCAGACGATGGATACGCGCTATCGGCGCTGACCATCCGACCGGAGTGGGTGGAGTCCGACTACGTCCCTGAAGGCCAACTGTTCTTTGCCGGGCTGAAGGGCATCACCGACCGGAGCAACGTCCGCAAGGCCACGGCCGCGGACCGATGCGCCCGGGCCGCGTCCCTCGTGAACGCATCCACGGACCAGTGGATCGTGTGGCACGGCCTGAACACCGAGGGCGACGCACTGTTGCGAGCCATCCCCGGAGCCGTCCTAGTCGAAGGATCGCAGTCGCCAGAAGAGAAGGCCGCCGCGCTGGAGGCATTTCAGGACGGCAAGTACCGCGTGCTCATCACGAAGCCGCGGATCGCGGGCTTCGGCATGAACTTCCAGAACGCGCACCGGATGGCGTTCGTCGGGCTGTCCGACTCATGGGAGGCCTATTACCAGTGCATCCGGCGATGCTGGCGGTTCGGCCAGACGGAGGAAGTGGAAGTGGCGATCGTCCTGTCCGATGCCGAGGCGGCCATCTACGAGAACGTGATGGCCAAGGAGCGCGAGGCGCTGCGGATGCAGGACCGGCTCATCGAGCACGTCGCCGCTTTCGAGCGTGATGAGATTGCGGGCCTGCCGACGAACTTTGTCTATGAGACGACCGAAGTCGAGCGTGAGTCGTGGAAGATGATGCTGGGCGACTCGACCGAGCGCATCTCGGAGATCGAAGCGGCGTCGATCGACCTGTCCGTCTTCTCGCCACCGTTCCTGAGCCTGTTCACCTACTCCCCATCTGAGCGGGACGTCGGGAACGCCCGCAACGATCCGGAGTTTTGGCAGCACTTCGGCTACCTGATCGACGGCATCCTCCGGGTCACGAAGCCCGGTCGCAACTGCGCCGTCCATGTCCAGCAAGTGCCGACCACCGTGACGCACGACGGCGTGACCGGGCTAAAGGACTTCCGGGGCGACACCATCCGAGCGTTCATCGCGCACGGGTGGGTGTTCCACGGCGAGGTGACGATCGACAAGGACCCCCAGGCACAGGCCATCCGCACGAAGGCCAAGGGTCTCCTGTTCGTCCAGAAGGCGCGGGACCGCTCGTGGCTCCGTCCGGCGTTCGCCGATTACATCCTCGTCTTTCGCAAGCCGGGCGAGAACGCCGTCGCCATCACGAACGACGACGTGACGAACAACGAATGGATCGAGTGGGCGCGACCAATCTGGTACGGCATCCGGGAGTCCGCGACGCTCAACGCGGCCGAGGCTCGGGAGCAACGAGACGAACGGCACATCGCCGCGCTCCAACTGGAGACGGTCCGCCGCTGCATCAAGTTGTGGAGTCAGCCGGGCGAGCTCGTTCTGGACCCGTTTGCGGGCATCGGCACGACCGGGTACGTAGCGGTCCAGAATAATCGCCGCTTCGTCGGGTGCGAGCTGAAGCGTTCGTACTACGAGTCGGCCTGCCGGAACATCGAACGCGCTTCCGGCGTGATGGGACTCTGGGATGAGTCGGTCGCCTGATGTCGGCCCTACGTCTCAGCCAGCCCGGCCAAGCCACCCGCCTCGTGGTCATCGACGAAGGCGTCCGACCGGTGGGTCGCCGCTACATCGGCGGGAGCATGGTCACGGCTGCCGCGCCCGTGCGTCGCCGGGCGGTGCCACCTGCCGCCCGTCCCGTCCATGAGCGCGCCAAGGCAACGTGCGGCCTCCTGATGCGCAACACCCAAGCCCGGTGCGCCCGGATGCCCGAGCACAAGGACGCCTGCCGGACCGCGACTTGGATGCAGGGGCAAGCGATGGGACGGCGGACGGCATGAGCTACCACCCCGGCCACGCCACCTCTGGCCTTCGCTGGCGCGAGGACGTGGGCATCGAGAAGCGCTGCGACTCTTGCCCCAAGGGCATGTGCTGGTGGCCGCTCACCGAGGACTTCTGGTCGTTCCGGTCGTCGTTCGTCAAGTGCCGCGCCTGCTACGCGAAGATCAAGAACGCGGCCAACGCCCGCCATCTCCGCGAGAACGAGATCGCGCGGCTCGCCAACCTCGACTACCAGCGCCAGTACCGCGCCGAGACCACGGGTGTTCGGCGGGTCAAGAACCAAGCCGCGTATTGGGCCGACCCCGAGCGATATCGCGCGGCTGCCCGAGCCCGCTACTACCGGAACCGGGATCGCCTGCTTGAGCGCAAGCGCGCGCTCTACTGGGCCGACAAGGGCGCGGCGGCATGACGTACCGGCCGCCCGAGGGACGCCACGGCTACCGCCCGATGCTCGGCCCCTGCCGCTGTCAGGGCTGCGGTGAGCCGTTGTGGTGGGCCAAGCGCAACACCCGGCATCTCGGCAACCCAGTAGTCCGGGTCGCCTGGCGTGAAGAGGACGGCGCGCTACACCGATGCCCGAACGTCGCGACGGTGGCGGCGTGATGACCCTCGCGCGCGCCCGCGCGACGTGCGATAATGGACGCGACGAGTACGGCGTCCACATCGCGCATACTGCACAGCGCCCCGCCTCTCGGCTGTACTCCGAGTCGCGGGGCGCTTGCGTTCG